CGTCTACTGCCACGGCATTAAACGGTAAGCTGTTTGCCATTTCTGCTACCTCACTTTCCTAATCTGGTCTACCAGCGTCGGCAGGCTGTCGCCAAAAGTCGCCTCTATGGTTTCCTCGCCTTTCTGGTATGTTTCTGTTACTTCTGTAATGCGTGCATCTATCTGTATGCCCCACTTAGTTTCTTTGCAAGTAATACGGTCGCCTAAATCAAAATCAGCCTTAAATTTTAAGTTTGAATTTGTATTTATGGTACTTACAAAATTTATGTTCTTGCCGTAGTTTTCCAACTCTGCGCCGCCTCTCGTTTTCAGCATTGCAATATAGGTATTCAGCGGTATTGTTACCTCTGTTTCCCCCTGCTGGTACTTTCTGGCAATGTCCGTAGCGTCGCAGAATACCTCTACTAAATCCAGCCCCGTTGCGCCCTCGCCGTCCACTGTGGTTACTGGCTGGCTGCCGTCGTCGTCAGCTGCTCCCTGCACATAAATAAAGTTGCCGCAGTTCTCTATACTGGCTGTGTATTCCTGCTCGTTGACATTATCAAAATCTCTTGAAAATATGCAGGGTGTGTTACCCTCGGTATTTGTGGCTGTAAGGTCATTGCCCTTATACAGATAAAAGCCAAACAGTCTCTCTCTTTCGTTAAGCAGAATGTCATAGCCCAGCTTTCCAGCCTGCGCCCTTGCCTTTACTTCCTGCCCCAGTTGTGCGTATACCTCGTTTGCATATTCAACCGCCACGCCGTCTATGGTTTCCTGCGCCAGAAATGTAAGCAATGGAAAACGCCGCTTTGTTCCTGCTGCGCTGCCGCAGTTGTTCTTTACCATAAGGTTTATAAGATACTGGTTTGTACCTGTCGCCACAATCTGCGGATAAATGCAGCGCTTATTAAGCCACCAGCTAAGCATATAGCCTTGTGCCTCTAACTGCTCTAAGCCGTTCTCGTCTTTGGTAATGTGTACGTAGGTTATCTGCGCTGCCCTGCGCCATACGCCGCCGTCGGCGGTCTTTACTTCCTTTTTTCCGTCGTGCTTGGTTATTAAGTTACCCTCTACCAGCAAACGGCTGTTATTGTCCGTAATCGGCGCAAGCAGGCTAAAAGTTCCTACGTCAAAATACTTTGTATGCCATAGCAGGCTTGCCAGCTCGTCTATAGCTCCCAGCGGCTGTACTGTCTTGTCGAATACTCTAAGCTCCATACCGTCACGCTCCTAAAAATTCCTTGCTGTAGAATATGGATACTTCCAGAGAATTTACGCCGCTGGCTGCATCATATCTAAACATATTGTCGCCTATGGCAAGCTGCATAAATGTACTGTCTACATCAATGTAGCGGAAATAGTCGGTTTCTACGCCGTCCCTTATCAGCTTAGCGCCCTTGCTGCCGTACTTCGTGTTAATCTCTATCACGTCGCCCGTTTTCATAGTGGCGTTAATCTGTATAAATTCCTCGGTATCCACATTAAGCAGTATCGGGTTTGAAACTGTCCCCAGTGCTGTAAACCTTATCCTCATTCCTGTTGATACGTCGCCCTCGTTGTAGCAGTCCACTATTACGCTTTCCGCTCGGTATCCGTATATCATGCTCTTTGTGCTGTCCTTTTCGATAACGCAAGGGAAATGCCACGCAGCCACCCAGCTTGCTATATCCTCTTTTGTTTCTTCCTCTTCCCGCCAGAACGGGTTAAGGCACTCTATTTGTAAATCAAACTCATAAAGTACCTCTTTCTTTAGTATCTTAGGCTCTCCATACGCCCTGCAATCAATCACACGCTTAAAGCCGCCGTACTCATACACCAGCGTAGCGCTAAGCTCTGGGTTAAATATCTTAAGCATACGGCGGCGCAGTTCCAATGCCTGTGCCTTGTCCCGTGTGTTGATATGTCCCACTACGTCTATGTCCCTCGCCTCGATACGCTGCCCTACGTAGGTGTCGCCGTGCTGTCCCATACTGTTTGTGCTGTAAATGACGCTCGTAACGCCGGAAATGCCCTCTACGTCTTTACTTATATTGCAATGGTATACGCTGTCTACTCCCAGCTCTAACCGCTCGCCCCTTGAATTTATGTAAGTCAGTTTTTCATTTTCCATGTGTTACACCGTCCTTGCTATCATTCTGAACTGTCGGGCTGCCTCTTTCTGCTGTTTTGCATAGTCCGTGGTATTCGCATAAATATACTGATTGACAACTACGCCGCCTGCTGCACTGCCGCCGCCTCTCGGCTTTGGCTTTTTGTCGTCGTTATCATACTTAAATTCATTGCCTACATTTACCTTTGCGTCTACGTCAAACTCCTGCGGTACGCTGTCCTCAATCATTTTCTTAACGCCGCCGATTTCATTAGAAAAGCCAACGCCGATACCCTGCGCCAGATATACGCCGATTTCGTCACGCATCAGCTTAGACGGGCTGGCAATTCCAAATAAATCCTTAAGGAAGTCGGTAACATTGCCTACCCAGCCGCTTATTTTGTCTTTTATCCACCTCGTAGCGCCGCTTATGCCGTTCCAGATGCCTTCTACCATGTTTTTACCGAACCCTGCAAACGTACTGCCAATATCCTTAAATACGTCTGCTATTCCAGTAATTACATTTCTCATGCCCTCTACGGCTTTGTTCTTTACTTCTGTACCCCATGTAGCCACTTTGGAAATTGCACCAGAAATGCTGTTATAAATCTTTTGCGGTATTTCCTTAACAATCGTAACAATGCCCGTTACCATGGCATTCATTACCTCTTTGGCTTTCGTAAGCATATTGTTGCCCCACGTAGCCACTTTGGTAACTGCCCCTACTATGCTGTTCCAGATTTTCTGCGGCAGTTCCTTAACAATCGTAATAACGCCTGTTACCATGGCGTTCATTACCTCTTTGGCTTTCGTAAGCATATTGTTGCCCCACGTAGCCACTTTGGTAACTGCCCCTACTATGCTGTTCCAGATTTTCTGCGGCAGTTCCTTAACAATCGTAATAACGCCTGTTACCATGGCGTTCATTACCTCTTTGGCTTTCGTAAGCATATTGTTACCCCACGTAGCCACTCTGGTTACTGCGCTTACTATACTGTTCCAGATTTTAGCAGGCGTTTCTTTCACAATCGTTACAATGTTCGTAAGCATTGTGTTCATTACTTCTTTGGCTTTGGTCTGCATATTTGCGCCCCACGTAGCCACTCTGGTTACTGCGCTTACTATACTGTTCCAGATTTTCTGCGGCAGCTCCTTAACAATATCTATAACTTTCGTTACAAAACCTGTTATAACTGTGCCGCCTTTTTCCTGCATATTTGCGCCCCACTCTGCTATTTTCTCAACGCCCGCAGCGATTGCCTGCGGTATCAGAGTAGGTAGCTCTTTTATTTTATTTATGATTGTCGTTACCAGCTTGCCTGCCGCCGTCAAAATCTTAGGCAGTCCCGTAATCAGTCCTGTTACAATGGCTGCTATAATCTGCGGTATGGCTGCGATTAAAAGCGGTATTGCATCTATGATGCCGTCAATCAATGCAACTATAATATCGCCCGCACTTTCAATAATAAGCGGTATGCCCTCAACCAGTGCATTTATGATAGCCGTTATGATTTCCGGCAGTGCCTCAATCAGTACAGGCAGCGCTGCTACCAGCCCCTGTGCCAGCCCCGTAAGCAGCTGTAATGCTGCTGTAATCAGCAACGGTATATTTTCTATCAGCATGGTTACAATGTTCGTAACCACCGTTACGATTGTTGGCAGCAATGTAGGTAACGCTTGTGCGATACCTTGCGCCAATTCCGTAATAATCTGTACGCCTGCCTCTAAAAGCTGCGGTAATATAGTAAGCAGCGTATCTATGATTGTCGGTATAATCTGCCCGATTATGCTTATCATTTCCGGCAGCATTCCAACCAGCGTATTAAGCAAGTCCTGTACGCCGCTCATTAAAGGCGGTAATAACTCCTGTATAACCTGTGGTATATACGTTGCAAGCTGCTCTACGATTTCTCCCAGTCCGCTTACCAGCCTCGGCACTGTTTCTATTACCCTCGGTGCTATATTCCCTACCACTGTTACAATACTGTCTACCAGATTGCTTGTAAGCTGTGAGAAATTCGCCTCGCTGTCTGCCATTCCAGCTACCCAGTTGTCCCACGCTGAACTCATAGAACTAACCGAACCCTCTATTGTTGTACTTGCCTCTTTTGCCGTTGTCCCTGTTATGCCCATTTCCGTCTGTACGACGTGAATAGCGTCTACAACGTCTGAATATGATGAAATATCATACTTAATGCCGGATAGCTTGCTTGCATCATCAAGCAGTCGCTGCATTTCCTCTTTTGTACCGCCATATCCCAGTTTTAAGTTATCCAGCATGGTATAATTCTGCTTTGCAAAACCGTTATAGGCGTTCTGTATAAGCGATATATCAGTACCCATTTTATTTGCATTGTCTGACATATCCGTAATTGCCACGTTTGCCTTTTCTGCTGCCGCTGCCGTGTCATTATTCATACTGGCAAGCAGCGACGCTGAAAAGCTGGTAACTGTTTCCATGTACTCATTTGCAGACATTCCGGCTGTTTTATATGCGTCGTTTGCATAACCAACAACCGTATCAGACGACGTTTTGAAAAGAGTTTCTACACCGCCTACAAGCTGTTCCTGTGCTGCGTATCCCTCTATCGCTTTTGTGGTAAGCGCTCCTATGGCTGTTGCCGCTCCCGCAACTGCTGCCGCCGTCGCCGCTGCTGCTGCTTTAAGCGCTGTACCCATTCCGCTTAGCACGCTTGTAAATCCAGAAAATTTTCCCTTTGCGTCGTCTGCCTGTTCCCCGCTGTCTTTTATTTCCTTTCCCATTTCGTCAGCGGCTTTTTCTGCTTTTTCCATTTCGTCAGTCGTTTTGCCTAATTCCTGCTCTGTCTTTACAAGCGCTGCTTTCTGGTAATTTAACTGGGTTTCAAGTTTTTTACTTTCTTCGCTATTGTCTCCTGTTGCCTTGCGACATTTTTCTAAAGCCGCCTCGGTTTCTTTTACCTTTTTTGCCTGCTCGTCGTATGTTTTCTGTAGTACCGCCTGCTTTGCTTTCAGCGCATCTACGCTGCTTTCATTGTCCTTATATTCAGCCGTTACAAGTTTCATTTCAGAATTAAGCACTTTAAGGGTGCTGTTAATTTCCTTGCAGGCTGCTTTATACTCTGCCTCTCCGTCAAAACTTAACCTTGTTTTGACGTTCTGCGTCTTATCTGCCATAATTAAAAGCCCCCTAACGCTATGTCTATATCGTCCATGTTTTCTGTAGCTGCTGATGTTCCCGCCTGTTCCTGTCGGAAAATGTGCGGGTTATATTCCTTGTGATATTTAAACAGTGTCGTTATCTGGCATGGTGTTTTTCTCCATGCCTCACGTTCCCTGTATCTCAAAAGCACTACTGCAATATACAAAAGCCGTGCAGTATCTAATTTTCCTGCACGGCTGCCCTGTTTCCCTCTTCTGTTGTTTCTTCTCCGTCGTTTTCGTTCTCTGTGTCGCTGTTGTCTCCCGCAGTTCCTCTGTAGAACGATTTAAAAATAGCGTTCTGTACTTCCTGCAAATTTCCTGCGTGTATCAGTCTGCCTACCCTCTTCTCTTCAAGCAGCTGGGCGTTTTCGTCCTCTGCTAAAAGTGCCTCGTTAATAAGCAGCGTAAGTAACCACCTTGTATCTTTAAAAATGTTTGGGTTATCTTTATTGAATACCTCACTTAATTTGTCGTAGCCCCCAAACTTTTCCTGCACTTCGTCTAATGCGTTCAGTGAAAAAAGTAAACCATATTCTTTGCCGTTCAGCTCTACGGGAAAAGCCCCGCTCTTTAATGCTCCCATGATATAAAATTAAGGCGCAGCCCATGCTACGCCTCTCTCCTTTCCTGTTTTATACACTTTCCATTGCTGCTGCCTTTTCCGGCACTGCTGTAAACCACGTTTTAGCCGCTGCGCTTTCCTCTGTTCCCACAAAGTCTGCTTTCCACAAGTTATCTTTCTTTCTTGTTGTAAAAGATGCCTCAATGTCCGGCGTGTTAAACTTGATACTCTCGCCCTTTGTTTCGTACTTTTCAGACGGTACTTTAAATTTTGCTTTAAGCAGCCATACGTAACGGTATTTACCACCCGTTTTCTTAGCTCTGAACCCTACAGCAACATACGGCGGCTCGTCCTCTTTTCCCGCCCATACTACGCTGTTCTTATCTACTGCCTGCCCCAGCAGCTCTGCCAGCACTTCCGGCGTAAGGTCTTTAATTCCCAGCTTAAGCGTTCCGCTTGCAAACTCCGTGACGCTCTCGCTTAATGTGTCGTCTGCATACAAGCTGCCGTCTGCTGTCTTTACGGATAAATCGGCGCTCATTGCCTCTGCCATTTTCTTAGGTGTCCCGTAGCTCTCTGCTCCGTCTGCCTCTGTGCATACGGCGTAATATAAATCTTTCAGTCCCAGTGTCATTGTTTAATCACTCCTCTTTCAAAATCTCGACTGTGATAGGCACTAACCAGTACCCCGTTTCTGTTTCGTAGCTTTCTGCGTCTATGCTGTTGATATAAACGCCTGCTGCTTTCAATACCTCTTTTGTCTTATCAAGCTGCGCCTCAAAATCGCCCTTATGGAAAAGCGTAACTCTATACATTTCCCTGCGCTCTTTCTCTTCGTCGTCTGCATTTACCGCAGGCGTACCCAGCAGCCGTAGAAACGTATAATATGCGTCTGGCTTATCCCGTCCAGTGTAAACGCCTCTCTGGGCTGGCAACCCTGCGCTTTCTAAAATCTCCTGTATACTCATTCGCCTGTTTCACTCTCCCATATACTGCGCTGTGCCTCTACTACCTTTTCGTGCGCCTTTTCGTTTGCCACTGTCATATAAGGGCGTGCAGCGTGGCTACTTGTGCCGTACTCTGCCACAAAGCCGATTGTTGCATAGCGCACCTTGCTTTTATCTCCTTTTCTGTCGTTTCCATGCTTTGCCCGTCCCTGTGGGTATATCTCTACGTATTTCTCCGTATCGTCGCCCTTTACGCCCGTAGCTTTTATGGAATTGATAAAACCGCCCGTTTCATTCAGTCCCATTGCCTGTGCCTCTGCTCTCTGTGCCTCTATCAGCACATCAGCACCAGCTTTAAGCATTTTGGGGACTGCCTCAACTGTAGCCGCCTCTCTCCGGCTGAAAGCGTCTATAATATCTTCCAGCCCGACTGTGTTAAACTCTCCCATGCTTACACCTCGTTTCTGTGGCGTAAATCTGTAAGCGTAAGCTCTATGGTGTCTGTTCCTGTATCGTAGGTCTTAAGTACAAAATAGCGCCGCCCGTTTACTTCTACTACGTCCTCGCCGCCATAATCTGCCTTGTGTACCTCGTACTTTGCCTCTACCAGTTTTCCTGTCTGCTGGCTCTTAAAATATTCACTGTACCCTACTGATTTTTTGTTGCAGAATACAGTGCGGGGGCTTTCTTCCGGCTTTACTGCAAAGCCGTTTTTATTTACCCTGTTTTCTGCTGTTGTTTCTGCAATAAGTGTTAATTCGTCCAGCCACTCCACCGCTTTACACCCCACTTTCTGTGCTGTTGGTGTCCGTTTCGGACACTTGCGGCGCTGTGTTGTATTCTGCTGATAAAGATAAGCGCATTTTAAGTGCGTCGTATGACTTTCTAAATTGTTCCGCAGCATTGTTAAAACCAAACTCTGCCTTGCAATACAGTGTAATTGCTCTGATAATCAACCCGTCTGTCTCTTTTATCACTTTTACGCCGTCGTTTTTCATATCAGCTTTGCAGGCGGCTATACAGTCGTTTATTTCCTCTGTGATTTTCTCACTGGTGCTGCTGATACGCAGCGCCGCCCGCATTTTCTCGGTTAATGTTGTGGTATCTGCTGCCACAGCCTGCACCCTCTTTCTTACTCTTCTATTACTGCTGCTACGCCTGCCTCTTCCAGAACTGCTGCACGTTCTCTGCTTACGGTGTAAGCGTCCCCAGCATCCTTAATCTGGTTTAATTCCATATCACGGAAACGGCGCTTTACTTTCACTTTTACCAGCCTTGCTACTTTCTTTTCTTCCTCGGCTTTAGCTGCCGCCTCTGCTGCCGCCTTTTCCTCTTCGGCTTTCGCTGTTGCCTCGGCTGCCGCCTTTTCCTCTTCGGCTTTCGCTGCTGCCTCGGCTGCCGCCTTTTCCTCTTCGGCTTTAGCTGCCGCCTCTGCTGCTGCCTCGGCTGCTGCTTTTTTGTCCTCTTCCGTAAGCTCGTTGTCGTCTGGTATGTCTACCTCGACGGCTGCGCAGCGTGCAGCAATTTCTTTCTTTGTTCCCTCTGCATCTACGCCCAGCTGCTTTGCCAGTTCCTGCAAATCCTCTTTCTTATAGCTTTCCAGCTCTTTTGCGTCTAAGTATCCTTTCATGCTCTGCCTCGCTTTCTTACACTGCTGTTACACCCTTTTTAACTAAGATAATGCCCGCAGCGTCAGCTACTTTGCCGTCCACTACCATTAAGCACTTATTCTTAATCTTGTTGTTGTCGTGGTCTGTCCATTTCACTACCTGCATTTCCATGTTGGTATTGATAACGTAATCAGAGAAATTCATAAATACTGCGATTACGTCGCCCTCGTTTGCGTCGTCCCAGCTCGGTAAAACGTCGTCCTCTACAGTTTCCACATTCTTACCCATAAAACGGTATGTTTCCTCTCCGTTCACGCCGTAGTTTGTGCGTCCGATAGGCTGCCCGTTCTTATCTTCCATGCCGTCAATGCCAGTATCAAAAGTGGACTGGTTCATAACAAAGCTGCCGTTTCTGTACGCCTTTTTCATTTTGCCTTTTACCTTGTGCCAGCCGTTCCAGCTTGCATACTCTTCCGGTGTCAGAGTAATTACAGCTGTTACCCTGCTGTCTTTCAGAACGCCCAGCGGCTGCCCCTCGCCTGTACCGTTGAAAATGGCAATTTCGATAGCCTTTACCATTGCCTCTGTTGCCATAGGTACGAACAAATCAGTAAACATTTTCAATGTTACTACATTTGCTAAAATGCTTTGGGAGATTTTGCACTCCAAACCGTAATAATTGAAAGTTACGGAATTTTTAGCAGATGCTTTCTGGTCGTCGCTGCTCTTTGCCTCTGTAATCCAGTGTGCAGTAGGCTTTAAGTCTGCAATCGGAATGGAAACGCCGCCCTGTACGTTAATCTTACGCACCTTTGCATAAATGCTGCCGTAGCTTTCCAGTTTCTGGATAATTTCATTCATAATAGTTGTCGGAATCACAGCGCCGCTGTCTGCTGTGGTGGTGGTTTCAGCTGCTCTGTACTCTGCCGGAATAGCAACGCCTCTGCATACATAATTCATAAACGCTTTTCTGTATGCCGTAGTGTCGTATTTGTCCTCTGGTTCTCCTGCTCCTGCGCCGCCTGCTCCCTTGAAATTTCTAAGCAGCGTGGTATCTGCTCCCGCTCCACCTGTCGGCTCTCCTGCTGCAATTCTTTCAAGCAGCTTTTTACGTTTCTCTGCCGCTGCCAGTAAAGCGGTACGCTCTTCCTGTAAGTCTGTTACCTCTGTTTCCAGTTTTGTAATTTCCTCGTCCGTAAGCTCTGCCGCTCTGGTGTTAAGCTCTTCTTTGATTTCGGCTAATCTTGCCTCAATTTCCTTTAATCTCATAGTCTGTGTTCTCCTTTTTTGTTTTGATTTTTATAAGCTCGCCTTAATCTTTAGTATTGCTGCCCGCCTCTTAAGCAACTCCTGCCGCTCCCGCTCATAACTCCTACTCGCAAAAGCACGGGCGCTTATTTCAGTATCGTTATTTGCCGGAATACTCACGGCTGATACATCATAAACCTTTTTGATTTTCAAAATTGTTCTTGTATGTGTTTCTCTGTCGTAGCTTTCCTCTGCCACTGTAAACGCCCATGACATTTTAGTAATCATTCCTGCGCTTATGTCTTGATACAGCCCACGGGCTAAGTCTGTCCGGCTTAAGTCTGCTGCCACGAAAAGCCCCTTTACGTCCGGCTCTAAAATCAGCGTATTATTTGACTGTCTGGCAAATACTCTGCCCTCATGGTCGTACTGCATGATAACGTCACTCATGTCTGCGCTGTCTAATGCGTGTGCGTCTATTCTTTCGTAAATCTTTGTGCCGTCCTCAAACTCATATAAAAGGTATGGCGCATTAAATGTAGTAGCGTATCCCTCTACGTAGCACTCCGACTGTAAGCGCTTTTCGCCGGAACTCTGCGCAGCCAGAGGCGCTACCAGCGTTCTATATTCCCGTTCTTTCTTAACTGGCATTATTTACACCCTCTTTCTCTTCCTGTCCTTTCTGCGGCTCTTCTCCCGCTGCTGGTTCTGTCTGCTGCGGTACTTGCTGTATGATAACTGGCTGCTCACTTCCTTTGTGCAGTTCGCTTACCTCTGTATATTCCTTTCGGATATAATACTTTTCCCCGTCCTCAACGTGTGCCATGTTCCATATATCCATTACGCCGTTTCTGTTTAGTAGCGCACGGTCAAAAAGCTGTGTGCTTACGCTTAACTTTGTGGCGTTGCTGGCGTATTGCAGGCGGTTTGCAGAAAAGAAAATAGCATTGCCGCAGGCTCTTTCTCTCTCTGTAAAGCTCATATTTGTCATAACAAGCGATAGCTGTATTGCAAACGGCTCTATTTTCCCCTCGTAGTAAGCATTCCATGTATTTTCATCAAATTTATTTTGCAGAATATCCATATTTGTGCCATAATGCGTGCATACATTTTCCTGTATGTGCTGCATCTGCAATGCGTTTGGCGTATACGGTTTGCTTTCTACCTGTTTCAGCTCACTAAACTTGTTATCATAAATAATCATGCCGCTATCGTTGTCGGCGCTTAAGTTATCCTCTGTAAAGCGTTTCCGCTCTTTCTTTATATCCTCTGGTTTCAGTATATTTGCCACCTTTGCCAGAAAGCGGATATTTGCCGAATTTTTTACAGCGTTTATAATTCCCTCATTCTGCGTATGTATCAACTGCATAGTTGGTGCAAGCGTGCTGTTGTCCTCTCCGAAAAGGTCGTCTTTATATTCAAAGTCTGTCATAATGCCTACACGCTCAAACTCAATAGCTCCATAGCTGCCATTTGCAAACAGATACCGTAAATATAATTGTCCCTCGCTCTCTACCACCTCGCAGCGTTCAGCCCGCAGCGGATACCAGCCACATAAGCGCCCGTATTCGTCCTCGATAGGTATAATAAAAGCGGTGTGTTCCACCGCTACATACGTTGCCAGACGCTTTATAAATTTTGTTGTATCCATAAAGTAGTTGGGTTTATGCTGCAATGTCTTTTCCAGCGACTTAAGGGCGCTGCCCTCTATCTCCGGCTTTAGCTTGCTGCAATGTGTGGCAAAATTATTTATAGCCGTTCTGGTCAAATCCATTTCATACACGCCGCCGCTAAAGCTGGTAAACGTCGGGCTGTATCCGTTCAGCATTTTGAAATAATTACCTATGGCTTTTAATTCTTTGCCATGAAAAAGATAGTCTAAAAATTTCATGCCGTTTACACTCCTTTCTATGCGGCATTTTTAAGCAGCTCGCCGCACTCTTCCCAGTATTTCTGCCGCACGGTCATTGCATCTATGACAGATACAAAGCCGTCGATATGCGCCCGCTGCTCGATTTTTATAGGTCTGAATTTTCTTGTTTCCATGTTGTGCTTAAGCGCAACATTTAAGAAATGCGTCTTTAGTAAATTGTTGTCGGCAATCTTAAAATCGCCGTCTTTTATGATGCCCTCAAACTCCCGTATAACTGGTGTAAGGTTTTCGCCTTGGTAAACGTCGTCCATGTGAAAACCATAATTTGCCATATCGGTAATAAGGTACTGGGCGCTGTATCTGTCGTAGCCGATTTTCAACGGTCGTATGCCGTAATCTTCCAGCAGCATAGTAAACCAGCCGTAAACGTCGTGGTAATCTACGTAATTCTCGCCGCTTAAGGTTATCAGCCCCTTTTTAACGAATATGTCATACGGCACGCCGTCCGTAGCCTGTAAGTATTCCAGCCTGCCCCGTGGCATAAAGAACTGTGTAAACGCATACAGTGTACCGTCTTTCTGAATAACCACACTGGCTGCCGTTAAGTCCGTTGTCTGGCTTAAGTCGATACCGCCCACTGCGTAGCAGTCCCTAAAGTCCTCTAAGGTCTTTTCTACTCCGGCGTTCTCTACCGTCTGATATTCCAGCCATGCAATAGAGCTGTTCTGCTTGATATTGCAATACTTTGTAAGGAACTCTGCTTTTTTACTTAAGCTGCCCTCTGCTACTGCTATCTCGTCCATAAAGAAACTTTCTTTTACGGATACGCCCATGTTAGGGTTAGCCTTTTTCAGTTCGTCTATGTCGTTCCACTTCTCCACATCATCAATCATGTAAAGGAATGGTAATAGCCTGCGCTCTTTGCTGTTTCCTTTCAAGAAACTTGTGCTACGTTTCATTAGTTCATCATAAATACTGTCGTTGATATATCCGGCAGTGCTTATGCTCAATATCATAGGTTGAGTACGTGCGCCTAAAGCGGATTTCATAACCTCATACTGCTTTAGTCCAGCGTCCCCGCTCCATGCTGCCATTTCATCACATACCACAAGCTGCGGGTTAAATCCGTCTGACTTCTTGGCATTAAAAGCAATCGGTTTTATTACCGTGTTGCTCTCCGCAATATAAATATCGCTGCGCCGTTTCTTTGCCAGCTCCGCTAACTCGTCCTCTGCCTGTACCATTTGATAAAATCCGTCATACACCAGCGCCGCTTGGTCTAATTTCGGCGCTAAGCAGTATATTTCTTGTCCATACTCTGGCTCTAAGTACGCCATATATGCAATAATCGCAGATGCAAATAAACTTTTTCCGTTTTTTCTGCCAATTACAATAAAAATTTCACGGAAAATACGTATTTTTTCTGCGTCCTGTATGCCAAAAATAACAGAAACTATGGCTTTCTGCCATAGCTCCAACTTGATTAAATCATTACGTCCCTTGCTGTGGTGGCAAAAGTTCTCTATGAACCGTATAGCCTTATTCGCAGCCTTTGCATTAAAAAAATACTCCTGCTTTTGCAGCCCGTTTATAATGATTTCGTATATTTTCTTTATCCATTTTCCCGCTATGATTTCGCCGCTTGTAATCTTTGCGTGGTACTCATAGATATAATTTCGATAAGGCGGCAATATTGCTTACTCTTCCCGCAAAGCCGCCAGCCTGCTTGTCTTTCGTTTCGCAGCTGGTACTAATTCCGTAAGCTGCTTAATCACTGCTGCATAGTTCTTACTAAGCGCTATGTAGGTTTCTGCCTCTGGGCTTTTCTTTGTTCCCCACTGGTTCTGCCCGTTCTGGTACTCACTCGTCCAGCCGTCTTTTTCAAGTTTCGCCTGCAAGTCGTCCAGCTCAATGCTCATAAATGCAGCCTTTTCTATCAGCGGCGTTACTAATTTTCTTTTGTTTTCGTCTAAGTCCTTAAAAATTCCCTTAAGTCTGGTCTTTTCGGTCTTTATCCTCTGTTCTTTGGTTTTCTCTTTCTTTGTTGCCATTCCTTTACCCCGCTTTCCATTCCTGCGCCGCACCACACCCCCTACACCACCCGTGCGCACGCCCGTAGGGTAATTTTAGGGTATCCCCCTCGGTATTCGCCCCCTTTAATTATTTTTCTGATATGGGGGGAGTATGCCGCCGTTCTCGTCGAACTGATACCGCTTATGCCTCTCCTGTTTGTGGTGTTCCTTGTTGTGGCAGTCTTGGCACAACGCCTCTAAGTTATCCCAGCACAACGTAACGCTTATGTCGTTTATGTTCTCTCTGTTAAGCCAGCGCTTATGATGCACTATCTTTGCGGGCTGCCCGCAGCGTTCACAAATATAATCTTGTGACATTGAATAAGCGGCTCTGGTTTTTTCCCATGCCGCTGATAAATAAAAACTCTTAGCCCATGCTTTCATACCGTCCCCTCTCTTTCTTCATTCCCCAGCGCCCTAAGTTTCATGCGCTGGGTGGAGGCTAAAGAATGAATAGAAAAAGAGTAGGCAACTGCTGCCGCACATGGCTTAAGCTATCGCCTACTCATTTCATGCTACCATTGTATCTCTTTTGTTTTCCCATGTAAACACCACGTTTTTACCACGATATTACCCGCTGCTGCTCTGTTATCATTTCTCTTACTGGCACGCCTGCTGCTCTTAGCTGCTCGTATATACTCCTTATCTCGTGCCTAAACCAGCCTGCATACTGCATGGGTACTGGCTGATATTGCCGCCCCATAAATGGGTTATCCGCATACGCTGCCACCTGTGAAAACTCATATAGCAGCAGTGGCTTACTCTGGTCTAATAATAGCCGCAATATATATGCTGTCGTTCTTCCGTGTAGCCGTCCCTCTGGCGGCTGCCATATCCCAGTTATTATATATAACCTCTGCCACTCGTAAAGCTCAAATCCTAACGCCTGCTCTATATGCTTTATCAACCTGTCTGCCGCCTGCTGTTCTCTCGCTGTTTCCCGCTTTCTTTTTATCCATGCTTTTATTTTTTCAAACACTTACTTTACCCTCTCTTCGCCAATCCCCCACAATAATACTGACAGCTCGTTTATGATGCCCGTAACCCAGCGCCTCGGTGTGTTCTTTCCTGTATCCAGTTCCTCTGCGATTTCCGCATAGTCCATGCCCTGCATGAAATACATTTCAAAAGCCTTGTACTCTACACCTCTGCCTGCTGCCTCTCTGCGGCGCTCTATCTCTTCTACCGCTTTGTCTATATGCGCTGTCATTATCAATGTCTTAAAGCGTGTGCGTCTGATACTCTCTAAGTATGTACGCTGCTGCTCGTCCGTCATACCCTTAAGCTCCAACTGCTGCCCGTCGCTTATTGCGTTCTCGATATGGAAAACCGCATCACGGTAGCATTTCATAAGCGTAAAAGTGTTGTGGTATTTCTCTTTCTTTCGCTCCTGCTTTTCCTGTCGTTTCAGTTCCGTTATTGCAGCCTTTGCCTGTTTCTGCATCAGCTCTGTTAATTCGCTTTCGTGCAGCTGTACCCAGCTTTCAGCCTCTGGCGGCATTTCTACCCCTGTTGCCGCTGTTGTCTTTGTTTCTTCCTGCTCCATGTTCTGTACCTCGCTTTCTGTTAATTAAACGGCAGCTCTTCGTCTGCTCCCTCTGGGATATTCATAAACCCGTCACTCTCCGGCAGCTGCTGCCCTCTTGCCTCTGCCTCTGCTTTGCTCTCTCCAAATCCTACGCTATTTGCCACAACCTCTGTGTAATATACCTTGCTGCCCGTGCGCTGGCTCTCGTAGCTGCCTGTTTTAATCTTGCCCGTAACCTCTGCCCTGCTGCCTTTGCTTAACCATTTCTGCGCCCATTCCGCAGTACGCCCGAAACACTTAATATTTATAAAATCTGTGTCTTTCCCGTCGTCTACCGCAAGCGTAAAGCGGGTAATAGCTGTGCTATTGTCCTGCCCGCCATATCTAAGCTCTGGCTCTCTTGTAAGCCGCCCTGTAAGTGATACGTTATTCATTCTCTCTGCCCCTCTCTTCCAGTTTGTCCAGCTTTGAAAATATAGCCAGCAATTCCAGTGCTATAATTCCCAGTAAAATATTAGTCATTTTCTACCGCCTCGCTTTCTTCTCTCAATCCTGCTGCCATATTGCTAAACGCCGCTGCTACGTTCTCGCATAATGTCGCCAGTGCTGGCTTTATACTCTGCGCCCAGCGGTTAATAGCTGCCGTCAATGTTTCTGCTGCTGTTGGCAAGGTTTTATTTATCTGTCTTGCCATTTTTCTTGCAAGCCTGCGCTGTTTTCGCTTGTCCAGCTCTAACGGCGGGTTTACTCCATGCTTTTTCTTATAGTTCTTTTTCCACTGTCTGTATTTCACTGCTTACGCCCCTTTCTCCATATCGTATACGGCAGCGCCCATACTGGCGCTGTTATTATCAACGCCAGTTTAGCTACGCATATCAGGCAATATACCACCCCGTCTACTACTACCTTTCCCGTTTCTTCCGTCGCATCTACTACGCCGTCCATAAACTCAAACATTTACCGCCCCGCTTTCTGTGTCCGTTTCGGACACCTTACCCGTATAGTCTGTTACTCTGATACCCAGAATACAGTAGCCCTCTGTAAGCCCTGTATAATCTTCCAGCATATAAATAATATCTGCATCAATCGTGCGCCCTGTATGCTTACCGTCCTTAAATTCCAGCATTTTAAGGCTGTCGCCCTGTTTATAGCCTCTGTCATTCTTCCGTAGCTCAAAGCTCTTTTTCCCGCTTATTACGTCCTCGTAATCAGATGCCACTATCTTTAATTCATGTTGCTTATGCTCTATATTCCCCTCGCTTGGCAGATGCTCCATTTTTTCTGCGTCTGCCCGCTCCTGCAATTTCTTCTTTGTCTGGCGGTCTATAGCGTCCTGCTCTTCGCTGTACCGCTGTTCGTCCGTCTTTTCAGCCTCTGCCTTGTTTATGTACTGGTCGCATTTCTGGCACGTTCCCGTTTTTACATTGCAGTCCTTGTATTTCTGGCAGGAATAGCACAAAGACGTTATGCTTTCTGGGTGCGGTGTTTCGTAATCGTCCCCTGCCTTTTTCTCTGCTACCTTTTCCGCTATTTCCTTTGCCCTCACATTTTCGCCCGCTGCTGCTTTTTCCGCTATTTCTTTCTGCTCGTCCTCGTCCAGCTTTGCTGCCTCGTATGCAGCAGTGATACCTAAATTGCCCTCTTTCAGCTGCTCTTTAATCTCCGGTGTTGCGTTGTTGTTGATTGCGTCCATTCTGGCTACGTTTGTGCTGCTTTCGTTTATCATAGCCGCCACTAAATCACGCATTTTGCCTTGTATCTCTAAGCCGTCCTCTTCCTTGGCTCTGATAAGTGCAGCTTTGGTGCGCTCTACTAATCTGGTTTTTTCATAGGCTGTAAGTTCCTGCGTATATCCGTTGCCCGCCAATAAGCGCAGCTCATACATTGCCTCGCTCATATCCATAAAGCGGTAAAGCACTTTCTCATACTCCTTATGCCCCCGCTCTAAGTTCAAAATATTTGCCGCATTACGTCTGTGTCCGTCGATTATACGGTATTCCCCGTTTACTCTCGCCAATACTGTAGGCTGTTCCTGTCCTACGTGTAAAAAGCTGTCTGCCAGCTCTTCTATGTTCTCTAATTTCTGGTGTGTATTCTCCTGCGCTGCCTTTACCTCATAAGGGCTTAAATAAATCTCTTTGTATCCGTCCGTCTGTGCCTGCTGCCCTGCTGCTTTCGTCTTTGCGTTCAGAATGTCGTTAATACCAAACTTTGCCATATTCTCTACCTCGCTTTCTCAATCCTTTGTTTTTTCTTACACTGTCCCATTACTCCGTTGCACATTTCGCACGTTCTCCAATGCTCGCAAGCGTCGCTTTTCGGGCATTTCTTCCCTGCAAATTTGCTGCCCCAGTTCCAGCACTCCGTACCGCCAGTCCTGCGGCAATGCCAGTAAACGCATAATCTCTCTTTATGTGCCACGCTTGCTACCTCGCTTTCCCTGTATACGCTGTTACAAATTTCTTGTACCCCTGCGCCGCTCCGCAGCA